TAGTTCTAACTATAATGATCCAGCTTTCCAATTGACAAAGAAAGATGACGCATACATGCTTTATGAAGCACCAGCAGGCAGTACAGGCACTGGTGACTTAGTTATTGCTACAGGTGAGGCGGGTACATCTAGAAAGATTATTTTCGGTGCTGGTGGTTTCGCAACTGGTAATACTCAGATGCAGATTGAACCAGACACTAGAGTTTACATCAATATTCCAACAAACTCTTCTAGCACAACAACAGGTGCGCTAGTTGTTAATGGTGGTGTTGGTATGACTGGTAACTTGAACGTTGGTGGTAACGTTACAATTACTGGTGCGATTAGCTTGCAAGGTTCTGGTAACACAGTTCAAACATCTTCTCTTTCTGTTGCTAACTCACTCTTGTTCTTAGCCGCTAACAACAATGCTGACATTCTTGACTTTGGTGTCATTGGTGAATACAAGTTTGGTGCAACAACAAAGTTTGGTGGTATCGTTCGTGATGCTACTGATGGTATTTTCAAGTTGTTTGCTAACAACTCTTCAACACCAGCTAACACAGTTAACTTCTCTGGAACAGGTAATATATTTGCACCGCTAGTTGTTGGTTCAGCTAACGTTGCAAACACTACAGCATCTTCTAGTTCTACGACTGGTGCGTTGACAGTTGCGGGTGGTGTTGGTGTAGCAGGTAAAATTTACTCTGGTGACTATGTTTTTGATGCATATGGTAACTTAAGAGCATTGGCTCCAAATGCAAAGTCTACTTCATATTCAGCGACAGCCGCTGACGTTGGTAGATTCATTAACACTTCAGCAGGTGTAACTATTGATGCTGGCATATTCTCAATTGGTGATAACGTTACAATCTACAATAACTCAGGGTCTACAATCACTATCACTCAAGGCACTAGCGTAACATTGCGACAAGCTGGTACATCAAACACAGGTAATAGAAGTCTTGCATTGAGAGGCGTATGTACTGTTCTATGCGTTGCTTCTAATGAGTTCGTAATCAATGGTGGAGGATTAACCTAATGTCTATTAGAACAATGATGATTGGTGGTGCAGGTGCAACAGTACCTGACGCACCAACAAGCGTAGTCGCAACGGCTACGGGCACAACATCTCTGTCGGTTAGCTTTAATGCTCCCGCAAATAATGGCGGTTCTGCAATTACTAGTTATACTGTATTTGTAAATGGAGGTAGTCCAGTTACAGGTGCTAGTTCTCCAATTAGTATTACGGGCTTAAGTGCAAGTACATCATATACGATTACGGTTTATGCAACAAACGCAATAGGAAATAGCGCCCTGTCATCTGGTGTGACAGGAACAACGAATTCAAGTTACATTGGCACTGTTGTTTTTACGTCAGCTAGAGAATGGACTAATACAGCACAATCGAATTATACCATTCCATCAGGAACAACTCATATTCGAGTTAAAGTTTGGGGCTCTGGCGGATCAAATGCTGGATACGACAATGGACTTCCAGACGGTGATGGTGGTGGCGGTGGTTTTTCAGACGCAATCATTTCTGTAACTTCAGGAGAAACATTAAGAGTTGCAGTCGGCAGTCCGGGCAATAATGGATCAGGATACTCCACGTTTGCCGGTCCAGGTGGTGGATTTTCTGGAATACTTAGAGGAACTACTGCTTTGGTGTTCTCTGGTGGAGGTGGCACTGGGGCGACAAACAGTAGCAGTACTGGCGGCGCTGGCGGTGGTAGTTCAGGTGAAAGTGGTGGTAGTCAAGCGGGCACTCAAACTAGCGGTTGGTTTTTCTATAGTGACTCAAGTCCTGGATCTGAGGGCGGGGGTGGAGGTTATTGGAGCGGCAGAGGAACTTGGACCGCCGCCTCCGCTGGTGGTTCTGGATTTATTGGCGGCCCTGGAGTTAGTCAGGCGTCAACCACAACTGGAAGTGGTAGAACGCCAGCAGGGACGGGCGACCCCGAATATCCAGGTGGCAATAGAGCATACGGTGGCATCGGATACAATGGATCACCGATCGGCAACAGCCAGGGCTATGGCTATGTCATCATGCATTGCTATGCGATTAATCCGAGCGGGTTGCCTGCGCCAAGTCCTAGAAACACTCTCGCTACTTATTAATAAAGATATTATTTTGAATAAAACCCACCCACTCGGTGGGTTTTTTTATTTTCTCCCTTATTATAAATAGAAGATGAAATTCATTAAGGGGCACAAGTAAATGAGTACAAGCAAACCAGCATCAAGAGAAGAATTCAAACAATTCTGCCTTAGAAGACTAGGTGCGCCTCTCTTAGAGATAAACGTAGCAGACGAACAAGTTGAAGATTGCATAGAGATTGCATTTCAATATTACTACGACTATCACTATGACGCAACAGAGAAAGTCTATCTAGCACACGCAGTCACAGAAGAAGATAAAACAAACAAGTACATCACAGTACCAGACGCTATCATTGGTGTGATGAACATCTTTGATATTGGTGACAGCTATTCTACAAACAATCTTTTCAATTTGAGATATCAGATTTCTTTGAATGATTTGTATTCATTCAATACTGGTCCGTTTGCGCCATACTACATGGCATTTCAAAACGTTGCAATGGCAGAAGAACTGTTTGTCGGTAAACAATCTCTCAGATTCAATCGCCATATTAACAGAGTTTACATCGACATGTCTTGGGACACAAAAGTAACAGTTGGTGAATTCATTATCATTGAAGCATATCAAAAGATTGATGCTGACACATTCACCGATGTGTACAATGATAGATTCTTGCAAAAGTATTGTACTGCACAAATCAAAAAACAATGGGGTGAAAACCTTAAAAAGTTTGAAGGACTTTCTATGCCAGGTGGTATTACTTTTAATGGGCAGAAAATCTGGGATGAAGCTACAGACGAAATTCAAGCATTAGAAGCAGAAGTCATTAGCACGTATTCTTTACCAGTTACTGACATGATAGGCTAATCACAATGGCACGTAATCGTCATTTTAATCAGTACACTCCTGTCAAACAGGAACAAAGTCTTGTTGAAGATTTAGTCATAGAATCTATTAAGATTTATGGTGTAGATGGTTATTATTTACCAAGAACGCACGTAAATTTAGATACAATTTACGGCGAAGATGCGTCTATGATTTTTGATGATGCACTTGAGTTGGAGTTGTATATTAAAAGTTTTGATGGATTTGCAGGACAAGAAGATTTCTTATCTAAGTTTGGTTTGCAGATTGACGAGTCAATCACATTCGTTGTCGCACAGAAAAGATTCACACAATCATTGAAGCCATCATTCATAACTGAATATGGATATAATTTTAAGAATGAAGATGATGAATATCTTTTAGATGAACAATCATATGACTACGCAAGTATTCTAAGACCAAGAGAGGGAGACTTAATTTGGATTCCTATGCTTGGATACATGTACGAAATTAAGTTCACAGAGAACATTGAGAACTTCTTTCAGTTAGGTAAACTATACACATACGAAATGCGTTGTGATAGATTCGAATACTCTAGCGAACGTCTTGATACTGAAGTTACCGACATTGATAACATTGAAACTCAGTACAGTATGTCAACAGCCAACAATGAAAAAATGTTGGATGAAGATGCATTCTTGTTGTTACTTGAAGATGGTACATTCATTATCAATGAAGCCAATGTTGTTATCGCAGCCGAAGTTGCCGCAGACAATGAAGCAATTGGACAGAAAATTATTGATGATGATATTCTAGATTTCTCAGAACAAAACCCATTCTCATTGACAAGGACTTTCTAATATGATGTTCGGACACGACTTCTATCACGGAACGTTAAGACGTTACGTAATTATGTTTGGCAATCTATTCAACGAAATTCAAGTTGACAGATATAACGACACGGGAACTAAGATTCAAACGCTGAACGTTCCTATTGAATATGGACCAAAACAGAAATTTATTCAGAGAGTCTTAAGCGATCCTACGTTAAATCGTGAAATTGGCGCTACTTTGCCACGACTAGGTTTTGAGTTTACTAGTATGACATATGCACCAAGCCGCAAATTAAACAGCGGACATAAGATAACTAAGGGTGTTAACACTGGCGGTATAGATTTTAACTATATGTACTCACCAGTTCCATATGATTTTAGTTTCTCTTTACATGTGCTTGTCAGAAATACTGAAGACGGGACACAAATTGTAGAACAAATTGTGCCATTCTTTACTCCAGACTTTACTGTTACTATGAAGATAGTGCCTGAGTTGAGTCTGAATATGGACGTTCCAATTGAATTGCAATCTGTAACTTCATCAGACACATACGAAGGTGACTTTGATTCACGTAGAATTCAAACATGGCAATTAGATTTTATCATTAAAGGATATCTATTTGGACCTGTCAATAAGTTCAAGTACATTATCAAAGATGATGTTAATCTTATTCTAGATGGTTCAATTGATAGAGCAATTATATCTACACAAACGTTTACTGGAAACTCTGAGTTTGAGATAACCGAAACACAAACTAATGACAATGGATATAAACCATAATGAAGAAAACAGTTGATGATAAGTTGAATGACATATTTGATGTTCAAGGTAAGATTGTTGAACAAGCATTGATGCCTGTTGTTGAACAACCAAAGCAAGAAGTTGTTTCTGGTGCACCAAATGATGAATCAATTGACGCTGACTATGAATATGCGAGAGAGAATCTAAAGCTGTTTATTGAGCAAGGCAAAGTTGCTATGGAAAACATTATCTTTTTAGCAAAAGAAGGTGAGTCTCCAAGAGCATATGAAGTTGTTGGTCAACTAATTAAAACGCTATCAGACACAAACAAAGATTTGTTAGACTTAGGTAAAAAAGTAAAAGACTTGAAGTCTAAAAAAGATGAGACACAGCAACCAACACACCATGTAACAAATGCGTTATTTGTTGGTAGCACAGCAGAATTACAGAAACTAATCGGTAAGAGATGACTGCAAAATCCTACTTAGGAAATTCTAATTTAAAAGCATCTGGCGTACCACTCAATTTTACTAAAGACGAAATTGAAGAATATTTAAGATGTGCAGACGATCCAATATACTTCATTGAAAGTTATTGTAAGATTGTCACGCTAGATCACGGGCTTCAGCCATTCAAACTTTATGATTGTCAAAAGAAAAAAGTAAAGATTATCCATGAGAATCGTAAAGTCATTCTTATGGAAGGCCGTCAGCAAGGTAAAACAACAACATCGGCTGCCTACATTCTATGGTACACATTGTTTCAAGGAAGCAAGACTGTAGCGATTCTAGCAAACAAAGCAACAGCGGCAAGAGAAGTTTTGTATCGTTATCAAATCATGTATGAGAATCTTCCCACATGGCTTCAGCAAGGTGTCACTACATGGAACAAAGGTGACATTGCTTTAGAGAATGGTTCTATTGTATTCACAGCCGCAACAAGCGCATCGGGTATTCGTGGTAAATCAGTTAACTTATTGTATGTTGACGAAGCGGCTATCATACCAAACAATGTAGCAGAACAATTCTTTACTTCAGTTTATCCTACGATTTCTGCTGGTGAAACGACAAAGATTCTGCTAAGTTCTACTCCACTAGGATACAACCACTTCTGGAAATTCTGGAATGATGCTGAAAGCGACAGAAACGGGTTTGTCAATCTGTTCATTCCATATTGGGAGATTCCTGGACGTGATGAAAAGTGGGCATCCGAACAGAGAAGACTTCTTGGTGAATTGAAGTTCAATCAAGAGGTTCTTTGTAACTTCTTAGGTTCTAGTCTTACACTCATTGCTTCTGACGCTATTGCACAAATGTCTGCTAACCCTATCATCTATCAGAAAGATGGGCTTGACATTTACGAAAAGGTTCAAAAGGATCATTCTTATTGTATCGTTGCAGACACCGCTAAAGGTGTGGGTGGTGACTATTCAGCATTTGTAATTATTGATATAAATCAGATGCCCTACAAGATGGTAGGCAAATACAGAAACAATCAAATTAGCCCACTTTTGTATCCATCAATATTGTACAGAATTGGCAAAGAATACAATGAAGCATACGTTCTAATTGAAATCAATTCTTCAGAGCAAGTTGCAGAAATTCTTTACGCAGAGTATGAATATGAGAATATCATTTCTGTTAGCAGAACACCACAAGGCCAAGTTGTCAATGGTGGTTTTGGTGGAAATAAAACACAGCTTGGTGTAATCACAGATAAGAAAGTTAAACGCATTGGATGCTCTAACTTTAAGTCAATGGTTGAAGAGAAAAAACTCATCATCAACGATGCTGATACTATATCTGAGATTTCGACATTCATTGAAAAGAGAAACAGCTACTCTGCTGACGAAGGATATCACGATGACTTAGTTATGCCTTTGGTGCTATTTTCGTGGCTGACAACAAACTCATACTTTAAAGAGTTGACAAATATCAACATACGAAAAGAATTGTACGAAGCAAGAATCAAAATGATAGAAGAAGAAGTCACTCCTTTTGGATTTATAAATAATGGTGACGAAGAAGATCAATTAGTTGATGCAGGAGGGCAAGTTTGGCAAGTAGAGAACTATCACAAATCTGATTTTTTATAAATAAATTAAACAAACCCAACATCAAAACATCATTATAACAAGGAGAATTCAATGGCTATAAGTCTAATTTCACCAGGAATCAAGATCACCGAAACAGATTTGGTGTCTTCCTCACAGTCAGTATCTTCAACCTCTGGCGGATTTTCTGGTCAGTTTCGTTGGGGACCTATCGATAAAGCTACACAAGTTACTAATGAAACTGAATTAGTAAATAGATTTGGTAAACCAAATGCAACTAACATTGTTGACTTTTTGTCAGCATCTAACTTTTTGGGCTACTCTGGCTCATTGTTCGTTGTTCGTAGTGCAAATACAGCATTGAACTCTACAGCAGAAGCAACAACTGGTTCAGGCACAGCAGGTACTGGTACATCTATTAAGAACGATGACGTATACATTAACACAGCATCATGGAACGTTGGTCCATGGGCGGCTCGCTATTCTGGCGCATTAGGAAACGCACTTAAAGTTTCTGTTTGCCCAAGTTCAGCGGCTTTTTCTAACACATTGACTGGAACATTTACTGTAACAGCAGGTTCTACAACAGTTACTGGTTCTGGAACGGCTGCCAATACACAAATGCAAGTTGGTGATTTTATTGTATTGTCTGGTCGTTCAACTAAAGTTGTTGCGATTGCTAATGCAACATCATTTACATTAGAATCTGCACACTTAACTGGTGCTACTGCTGTTTCAGGAACACGCCGTTGGGAATTCTTTAGTGAGTTTGATTCTGCACCAGGAACATCTACAAATGGTGCCGCATTGGGCGCATCTGGTGACGAATTGCACGTTGTTGTTCAAGACAGAACAGGTGATATCACTGGTACAGCAAATACAGTTTTAGAGAAATTTGGATATCTTTCTAAGGGTTCTAATGCTAAAGCAGATTCTGGTGGTAGCAATTACTACAAAGATATAATTAATGATCGTTCTAATTATGTTTGGTGGGCTGCCCACGACAATGCTGGCTCTAATTGGGGTAACACATTGTCTGGCACAACTTACACATCAGTAACTACACCTAAGACATATTCTTTGGCTGGTGGTTCTGATGGTAATACATTGACAGATGGCGACAGATCAACATCTTACGTATTGCTTTCAAACAAGCAAGAAGTTCCAGCATCTATTATCGTAGCTGGTCAAGCATCTGCTACAGTAGCAAACAGAATTATTGCTGACGTTGCTGAAGTTAGAAAAGACGTTGTTGTTTGTATCTCTCCATTGAGAGCAAACGTTGTTAACAATGCTGGTTCTGAAGCATCTGCTATCACTACATGGGCAGACACAGTTACACGTTCTACATACGCAGTTGCAGACAGCGGTTGGAAATATCAGTACGACAAATACAATGACGCATACGTTTATGTACCATTGAATGCTGACACAGCAGGTTGCATGGCACGTAACGATTTTCAACGTGAGCCATGGTTGTCTCCAGCAGGATTCAGCAATGGACGTATTCAAAACTTAGTTCGTTTAGCATACAATCCAACACAAGCTGACAGAGATACATTGTACAAAGCCGCAGTTAATCCAGTGATTACACAAGTTGGTCAAGGTACAGTTTTGTTTGGTGACAAGACATTTACATTGAAGAATACTTCAATGAATCGTGTTAACGTTCGTAGATTGTTCATTGAATTGCAAAAGACAATTGGTCAAGCCGCAGACAATGTATTGTTTGACCAAAATGATGAAACAACAAGAAGTGGTTTCGTAAGTCTAGTTGTTCCTTACTTGAGAAGCGTTCAGTCTAGAAGAGGTATTACAGCATTCAGAGTTGTTTGTGACGCAACAAACAATCCAGAAGATGTAGTAAATTCTAACGAATTTGTTTGCGATATTTTCGTACAACCAATCCGTTCTGTTAACTTCATTCAACTTAACTTTGTCTCTGTAAGAGGTACCGCTACATTTGCTGAAATTGCCGCATAAATAATAGAGAACATACAAGGAGAATTATATGGCAATTACAACAATTCAAAATATGAAGGACGCTCTTAATACGGGCGCCCGTTCAAATTTGTTTAGAGTTACCTTAACAGGATTAGAGACTGCGGACAATGATGAAGACTTTAGTTACTTGTGCAAGGCAGCCCAACTGCCAGGCTCAACTTTAGGCATCATCGAAGTTCCATTTTCAGCAGGCAGAAGATTTAAAGCGGCTGGAGATAGAACATTCGCTGACTGGACAACAACAGTTATCAATGACTCTGGTCACACAATCAGAGAAGCATTAGAAGACTTGCAGAGAGAATATGGAGTTACTGATTATAATTCAGAAACTTCCAAAGCTAGAACTGGTGGAACTGCAACAGAATTTTCTAATATTTTAGTCGAACAACTCAATCAAGCAGGCGATGTTGTCTATTCATATACGCTAGTCAACTGTTGGCCACAAGATATCAGCACTATTGATTTGTCTTATGACTCTACAGATACTCTCGAAGAGTTTACTGTAACTTGGTCTTACGACTACTTTACATTTGAATAAGGAATAAAAAATGGCAACGAACGAATTTTTCAGTATTGATACGTTTAGAGAAAAACTAAATGGTGGATCAAAAGCAAATTTATTTCGCATGGAAATTGAAGTTGAAGATACAATAACAGGTGTTGATTTAGCTAAAGTTCCTATTCTGTGTAAATCTGGTGCTATTCCAGCATTTACGTTGGGGGTTATTGAAGTTCCATTCAGAGGAAGACGAATTAAAATTCCTGGCGATAGAACATATGCAGACTGGACAGCAACATTCATTAACGATGACAATCAAAACATTCGCAAATCTTTTGATAACTGGTTAAACAGCATTGTTGATGTTAATGGAGAGAATGCATTAAGAGATGGTACAGATTCATATCGTTGTACTATTACTGTCAGTCAGTTAAAACCTGATGGCTCAGTCGCTAGAAAATATAAATTGTTTGATGCGTTTCCAACTGATGTTTCTGCTATTGATTTGTCTTACGACACTACGGATGCAGTTCAAGAGTTTACTGTTACATTCCAATATCATTATCTTGATGTTGGTGTTGGAGATGGCGAACCCGCGGCAGGATCAGGATCATAAAAAAAGAATTAAATAATGAATTTTACGCAACATAAATAATTGCGTAATAGTTGTCAATAATGGGGGCTATTACGCCCCCATTTCTTTTTAGAGAGAGAACAAACATGGCGATAAAACATAAACATCATATAATACCGAAACACATGGGCGGTGATGATTGTGTATCAAATTTAATTGAGTTATCTGTGCCAGAACATGCCTTAGCGCATAAAAAATTATGGGAAATTCACGGTAAAGTTGAAGATAAAATTGCTTGGCTATGTTTATCTGGACAAATTGACACCGCCGAAGCTACACGACAGGCTGGTATTTTACATAATACTGGAAAAACCCATACGGATATTACTAGAAAAAAAATGTCAATTAAAAGGCAAGGAAGAACACCCACATTAGGTAAAAAATGGAATATAGATAAAGAAAAATGTAAAAATATGGGTGGTAAAGGTCCCAGACCACACTTTAATCAGACAGGCAATAATAATAACTATGCAAAGTCAATATTAACTCCATATGGAACATTCGGTAGTATAAAAGATGCGGCTGAACACATTTCGTCTATTAATGGTTTAAAATTGACGCAAAATAGATATATTATATCTAAAATGATTAACACAAACAATTGTGATTGGAAAATTATATGAAACTTTTTGGATATAAGATTGGTAAAGATGATGTTGAAGCAGAACAGTTAAAATCGTTTGTACCACCTACCGATGACGATGCATCCGTTGCAATTTCTGGCGGTGGTGTCTATGGCACATACTTAGACCTTGAAGGACAGATTAGAACAGATGCAGATTTAATTAAGAAGTATCGTGAGATGGCACTTCAGCCAGAATGCGATGCGGCTATAGAAGACATTGTTAATGAATCATTAGTTTTTGAAGATGGTGATTATCCAGTTCAAATCATTTTAGATAAACTTGAACAACCAGAATCAATCAAGAAAAAAATTCGTGATGAATATCATTACATTATGAAACTTCTTGACTTCAACAATCAGGGCTAT